GAAATAGGATGCGACATCGTGCATCCCCTTGCCAATGCTCCCCCACGGAACCGTCTGCGTCAGGAATTTCTTGAGCGCGGAACCGATGGTCGTGCCAAGAGTAGTGCCGGAGCCAAGGCCGGTCAGGAAGCTGTCGATGGCATCAGAGATGTCCTTCGCCGTGACATTATCCAGGGCCGAAGAAATGAACTCTGCGATTTTCAGCGGTCCTTCGCGGAACAGTTTGCCAAGCCCTTCCCAGTTAAGGGTGCGAAGCCAGTTTGCGATAGCCGTTCCAACGCCTTTACCGGCATCCGTAAAGCTAAAGTTCTCGACAAGCCCTAAAGCGGCATTGATGGCGGCATTGGATTTGTTGGCGATGGTCTGCCCAACGAGCGACCAATCAACGCCATCACTACCGACCGCACCGTTTAACAGTTCCGCGATCTTATTGCCGATACCGTAAAAGTCCGTTACAGACAGGAAGGAATTGACGAAGGACAGGCCGTTATTGATCTTCGTGGCAAACCGCTTGCCGATGTTCTCCGCATCAATGCCGTCCACCACGCTATTGATCTTGGTGGCAAGTGCAGAACCGGCACCGGCCCAATCGCCCTTGTCAACCGCGTCTTTGATGGCTTGCGCCCAATCCGGCAGAGAGGACTCCACATAGGATGTATTCAGCCCGCCGTTATTGCCGCCGCCGCCACCACCGGCACCGTCATTCGGCGTGGTGATGTTGTTGATCTCATCAAAGTCCATTAGCTGGACATTCAGTTTCTTCGCGGCATCGGCGGCACCACCAAGGGAATCAGCGTACTGCGTGACCCCGCGTTCTGCTTTCGTCCAAAAGCCTTGCCCAGTCAGAGCGGCAAAGACTTGCTGAATGGCGTTCAGTAAATCGACAAATCGGTCGGTCAGATATTCAACGACCGGCGCGACGGCATTGATAAGCGGGGAAACGGTGGTTCCTAAAGCGGATTTCAGATAGTTGGAGGACGCGGCGATCCGGTCCATAGAAGCTGCGAACACGCCGTCTACGGACGCGGACCATTGATACATCGCATCTACGCCCTCTTTAATGCCTTTGGTGACATAAGAAATGGCCTTACGGATGGCCTTGATAGACGCGACCCGCGCGAACTGGCCTGACAGCTTTTTAATCATCGCGGCGGTCTTTTTGACGCGGTCCATAAAGGACGGCGGGAAAATGCCGAACATAGCCTTGCCAAAGGACAGCCCGGAAAGCGTCGCTTTGCCAAACATCCGAAGAAGCCCGGTGCCAAGCGATGCGGATTTCCGCATAGCCAGCCCCAGGTTCCGCACAGAGGACGCATACTTTGTGGTCGCCTGTTCTGCCATCTTGGCAGAATTACCGGCGTTCAAGGTAGGGTCTTCTCTATTTTGCGTAGACCGGCCTTGTGTAAGGCGTTTTGCGTCTATCTGACGCGCTTTTTCTGCCGCCTTTGCGTAATCATCGACAGCTTGCCGTGCCTTTACCCATCTTTTTTCAACAACCTGGATGCCCTCGTCCTTATTGCCGGACATACCGCCGACAGCCTTTTTAAAGGCGTCTGCCGGTACGTTCTTGACGGCATCCTTCAGCCGGCCAAGGGCGGCGGTCAGCTTGTCAATGTCATCGGCAGCGTCTTTGCCGGTGTGCTTTATTTCGAGTTCGAGTTCGTCAATCTTAACAGCCATCAGACGCTTTTCCTTTGCGCTTCCCGCGCCGTTTTCAATCTGTCAAAAAATGCGTAGGTCTTTTGGACTTCCTTTTCCTGTTCCTTCGCCCGTTCTTCCTCGGTCAGCGGTCGGATACGATACGGTTCTTCGGGGTATTTCATTGCGTTTGCGCCTTTCTTCTTAAAGGCGTTTCCTAATACCACCCCAAACGCTTCGTGGTCATACATCCCTTGTAACCACATCTCCGCGTTTTTGTTTTCCCGTTCTATATCAAACCTTTGCCGGTATGCCTTGGCGGCGATCATTTCACCGTGCCAAAACTGCTCATAAGACATCCCGTAGCTGATGTAGTACGGACAAAGTTCCTCAAAGGTTTCCTGTAGGTTCTTCGGCTTCGGATAGACGATGGACGGCAGAAAACCTACAGTTCCACCGTCATCTTCGCGTTTTTTACTTCGCCGTCCAGGTTCATTAGACCGGCAAGGCCGTTGTCATACAGATGCCGCAGTTTGCCGATGATCTCCGGCGTGATACCGCCAAGGTCACGAAGCATCCGCGTCGCTTCCGGCTCCGTTACTTGCGGGTGGTTTTTCCGAAACGCAAGATACCACGCAAGCGTGATGGTAAAGGCCGGTTTGACGGTCAGTTCATCCCACACAAGACCGGCACGTTCTGCAAGGATGCACGTTGCGCGGTCATAGTCCAGCTGATAGACCTTGTGGGTCTTGTTGTCGGTCAGACGGATAGGCGCATCGCTATACGCGGGGGCTTCGTCTGCCTGTTCCTCTTCTATATCAAGGTCGGTGTTCTCAATCTCGCCGAACAGCGCATCAACAACGCCGTTCTCCTCAACCTCTTTTTTGGCTTTCGTGTTAGCCATTGGATTTTTCCGTCCTTTCTTTTGGGTGCGCCCCGCCCCATTTAAGGGGCGGGGCTATAAATCGTCGAATTACGTTGAAGCAGACGCGAAGGTGAAATCGCCTTCCGGGATGATGTTCGCGGTGTTCGAAAACACCTCGTCCACCGATGCTCCACCGAATCCATAGGGTACCGGCTGACCGGGGAAATAGAAACTCTCCATCCCCGAACCATCCGGCGCGGTGAACTCAAACCACATCTGCTTGCCGCCGGTCAGAGCCGCATACGCGGAAACGCAAGTATCCCACGCAGTACGGAACGCATCGTAGTCGTTGACCGTAAGCCCGATGCTCCCACCGGCGTCCGTCAGACCGGGGATGTAGGTGTGGTTCTTCAGCGCAGACAGCGGCGTGGTCTGAAGGGTGTTCACATCAGTACCGAACTCCGGGATCTCTTTCACGCCCGGAATGGTCGTAAAACCGCTGGTCGGCATCGTTCCCGCCGTGGCTTCCACGCAGTATTTGACGATGATCCCGGCGGTGCTATACGCATTTGCCATCTTACTTGACCTCCATTAGCCTTTCTTTTTGGATTTTTTCGCTGTATCTTTGGAAGCGGATTCCTCCGCTTTTTTAGGTTGTTCGATCGGTTTGCCGCAAGTCGGGCAGACCGTTTTGCCAAACGGGATAAACTCCCGACAGAACGTACATACCATTTTGTTAATCTCCTGTTCCGGGGAGCGTATCGCCCCCGCCGATCTGTTTCGTGAACCGCGCTACGATGCGGTAGATGGACCTGTCATCCGCGATCGCGGTGTTCTGCATCGAAAGCCGGAAATACAGACCGTTGTAGGCCGCTTCAACGGCTTCCATAATGGCGTCAGCCTGTGCTTTCGCGCCGTTCAGCGAGTTGGACCACACTTGCACTTCGTGGATCACGCGGTGTTGGTCATCTGTATAGTCAAGAGTGATGTTACCCGGAGTACGGACCTTGCTCACCTCTTCGACATAGAGCGCGGGGAAGGTTTCCGGCTTCGGCTCATACCGTGCGGCGCAGTAGATGTCCTGTTCGACCGCCCTTGCCGCCGTCACAATCGCCGTATAAATCGCGTTGAAAGTGTATTTAGCCATCTGCAAAAACCCTCTCTGCTATCTCTCTGACCCTCGCGATGATCGTTTCTTCCGCTTTGAGCATCCCGCGCTGCGGCTGGATCTCGGTGAATTTTTCGCCTTGATAATGCCAGCTTCTGTATCTCGCATACTCGCCGGTACCAAGGTCTGAACCCGACCACGACCCCGGATAAATGTCCACACCGTCTACTGTGTTCATATACGTTGCCGCATCGCCAGCACCGAACTCTATGAACGCTATCTGCTCATCGTGGGCGATGATCTTGCATCCGTTGTCGGTTTCCTCGACCCGGACCGTAGACCCATAGCCCGTGGCTTCAAGACCGGCTTCCGCAAGTGCTTTCATCAGTTCCGCGATCTTTTCATCGCGGTGCCGCTTCACTTCTTTTAGTTCGCGGATCGCGGTATCTATGGAACCGACATCAAGCCGTACGGTGATCTTTTTAGCCAACGCTGACCCCCTGGATGGCATAGACGATATTCATCAGGCCTGGTGCCACCCGCGTGACGCGGTAGTTATGCGGACCTTCCTGTGGCGTCCTATCAATCCATACAAGCGTTTCTTCGTTGATGGGGCAGGTGAGGTCGCAGGTGTTCATCACTCTGTCATAGGATGTTTCGATTCCGAACGGTTCCACCTTGGCGTATCCCTTTGATGGGGATACGTTAATGCGGAACTCCACCGGGTCGGCATAAGTCTTGACCTTCTCGCCGGTCAGAAATCCGTCAGAATCAACCGCATCCGTGATGCCCGTGTACAAGGCATAGTAGATGGTCTGTTTGTTGATGACCGCGCTCCTCATCTCACCACTCCAGTTTCGCTAAAGGCCGCGTATTGCACCTGATGTAGTCCACCATCTCGGGATGGGCAAAGCTGATGCTGATGCCGTTTTCGGTGCGGGCAAGTTCGTTCTCCGTACCCTGTCCGTTGATCCCGGCGATAACAGCGAACAGCTGCGTCTGCTCAAACTGCGAAGGAACATCCATCTGATCGGCGGGGATGTTTCCCCAGTAGTACCAGTTCAGAATTTCCGCTCCGGCGAGGTCAAGGAATACGGTCAGCTGGTCGTCCGTATAGTTGGCCTGATTGTCGCCAAGCAACGCCCGTAATGCGGTGATTTTTTCTGCTGTCGTCATTCCTCTTCCCTCGCCTTTACGTTATTTCTTCTCGGTCTTTTTGGCGGTCTTTTTCGCCGGTTTTTTGGGTTCTTCAGTCTTGGGTTCTTCCGCGACCGGCCTTTCCTCAAACCAACCGACGACCGTGCCGCCTTTGATACGATTCTGCATTACTGTTCCTTTCTGCGGTTAAACGGTCGCGCAACGTGCGAACTGCCAATCATAAGTGAACTGCGGGTCGCCATTCCCGTCTAAATCGTAACTGACGTATGTTCCGCCAAACTCAACGCGGTTATTAAGGTCGTCTATCGTCATACGAACAACGGCCTCCCAAGTAATGCCAATCGGCACACCGTCATCGTCCGTGTACGGTTCGCTGATTGTGATGAGTGCGCCGCCGTCGAGAAGCATAAACTGTCGCTGACCGTCGTTATATGCCGCAACGATTTCGGCCCAAGACTTATCCAACCCTGTGACTTGATCGAGATCGTCATACACGGTGTTGAGAACCATCGGGTTGAACCCGCCGCCGCCCGCCGCGTCAATAGCCGCTTTGATGCCGCTTCCCATCACGGGGTATTCGTTGTCGGCGACCTCTGTGTTGATCCAGTTGGTCGAACCGACCTGACCACCGGCTATAACAATCTGATTCGCCATAACCTTGCTCCTTTAGTTAAGAACCTTGATAACACAAGTATCTGCCGTAGACGAACCGCCGATGGCAAGGGCAACTTTGCCCGCCGCGACAGAAACGCCCGTATCCCCGGCGATGTTCTTCACGGTGACCGCGTTGGAACCGCCCACGTTCGTGATGATCGCGTGCTGACCGGCGTCAAGGCCAAGCGTCAGCACCTTACTCGCCGCAGAACAGGAAAAGGCGATGAAAAGGTCTTTCTGATCGTCGGTGAGCGCAATGCTGTCGGTCATCGACACGGTCGTGACGAACTCATCCGGGCTAAAACCGTTCGTATACTTCCATTGCATAAGGGTCATTGCTTGCCCCTCCTGTTAGACGTTCGCGGTGTTCGCGCAATGGCAATAGATGCCGTTGGTCTTGTTGTCAAGCACAAACGCATCGTAGTAGACGCGGAAATTGAACTTGTCGCCGTCAGCAAGCTGGTTCTGATCTGCCGGGATGATATTCACAAGACGATGCTTGACCGGCTGCGCGACAGCAGACGGATGGACGATCATAAAGTTGATCTTGTAACCGCCAGCGGTCGGCTCAAAGCCAAACTTCAGAGAACCGTCGTTCAGCGTGACAAGGGTGTTAAAGCGGGCCTGCGGAACGGTAATGACGCGCATATCGTTGTACATCTCGACATTGCGCTGGACTTCGGTTTCGTTGGCGATGTAGCGGACGATCTTCGCTTTCAGACCGGCATACGCTTTCGGGGAAACGAACAGGATGCGCCCCTCATACGGAACTTCCGCTTCGTCCATCGCCTGGGTGCCGACATCAATCAGACTCGGAACATCGGTCGTGCCGACGGTAATATCGGCCTTAACCGGCGTCACGGCAGACGCATAGGTGGCAAAACGCACAGCGTCGATTTCCGGCACTTCGTGTACTCTGACGAACTCACCGGCAAGGCGACCAAAGGCGGTGCCAAGGGTTTCTTCGTCATCCATACGGTCGATGGTGTAGGAAACGCCGCGATCGTGGGTCAGCTGGTAAGTACCCCAGGTCAGGGTTTCGGAACCGGCGACAAAGCCGCTGTTGCGGGAGTAGTCGGCAAGGCCATCAAGGGCCATCTTCGGCAGCTTGACGGTATCCGCACCGATCCATTTGATGTCGCTATTTTCGTCAAGAATCGGCTCATACTTGGTTGCAAGAGCAATACTGTTAGGCATTTGTGTTTCTTCTCCTTATGTTTGTGTTTTACACCGGCAATCCGGCGGCTTTCCTCGCTTTGGCAAGGTCGGCGTCCATCGCCGGTTTCGGGGGCGTTCCTGTGGAAAGCCCCGGCTGTTTGTTTAGTGCTTCGGAAGCCATCGTCTGCTTCATCGACGCCATATAGGCCCCCTGTGCGGTGAAAAACTCGTCTGCCACACCTTCCGGCAGACCAGCCGCCATCTGCGCCGCCGCATCTGCGCTATAGCCGTTCGCCATCAGCTTTGCGGTATAGGACGCAAGGCGTTCTTTCGTTTCATACGCGGACAGCTTTTCCATCATCTGCTTGTCGCGTTCAGCCCTTTCCGCTTCAGCCTTTTCAGCTTCCGTCATCTTCGCTTTTAAGGCTTCGTCCTTCTCAAGCATCTGCCGCTTATAGTTCGCGGCTTCCGTGTTCGCTTTGGATAACAGGGCTTTCAGTTTCGTACTCTCATCTGTCTGCACAGGGTCGGGCATCTCATAGCCAAGGAGCGCGTTTAACTTATCCGCGTCATTCATCTTGTCGAAGCCCTCAATCTTCGTGGTGTCAATCTTTGCCATTTTTATGGCCCCCTTTCTGCGTTTTTTGGTTGGACTTCCCTGTCCGTTTGCGTTTTAAGGACTTCCCTGTCCGTTATTAGAAAGGCGTATGAGCCTTTAGTAATTAGTGCGTCCAAACATATCCGTATGCCGTTTTCTTTTTCCCCGCTATTACGCTTGAAATGTTCCCAACGCTGTAACTTGTTGTCCTTTTAATCTCTCCCATACTTGGGTATGATTTCACGCACTCGCCGGTCACTTTGTCATACGCATATACTGGCTTTGCCCTTTTACCATTCGTGTTTCCTTCGCTTATTCGCTTTCCGCGCGTTCCGTGCCTTGAGTTTTCTCTGTGAGTACACCACTCAAGGTTTTCTGCGCGATTGTCCATCTTGTTTTCATTGATGTGGTTTACTTCATTTGCGCCTTCGCTTTTCTCACAGAACGCATCCGCTACAAGCCGGTGTACGCTATATGCTTTTCCGTTCCTTCCGCAAATCCCGCCGTTCCCATAAAGCCAAACGGATAAATATCCGTGTCTGCGCGGCAGTTGCTTCAAAATCTTGCCCGATAAGTTGCTGTACACGCGCCCCTCATTGCTCACCCGGTAAACGCCATTGAACCCATCAATGTCTTTCCAAATCTCCATTTTTTAACCTCGCCTTTTAGGTTTCGCCTTGTGTTTATGCCGGGGAAGGCGTTAAGGCATACGCTTTTCGGGAGCGACCCTATCCTCGGCAGTTGTTCAATAATCAAAGGTCAACCAACATCGGCACGAAACATTATTTTCCGCAAGCGTAAAGTCGCCCGGTGCAAGGGCTTCGTCGCCGTCATAGGTGACAAAGTAGTCGTCTATGCCGACCGTCACGCCCTCTAAAGGATCGTGGGTGTCACGAACGCGCCAATCCTCCATCGTGTGCCAGGTTTTCACCCTTGCGCCGTCCGCGATCGCGGTATCCAGTTCACCTTCGACATAAAGCCGGTGGGAATCCGTATCCGCTACGCGGTAGATGGCTTCGATGTCTGCCGTCTGCGAGTATTCGTCGATCCGGTCAGCAAAGGTTTTCCCCGCGATAGGCTTTAAAGCCTGTTCCACAAACCGCTGCGGCGATGCTTCAGCGACCCCGCCAAGCTGCGTATTTGCTTCATTTACGCCGTTTAAATAGGCCGTGCCATAAAGTACCCACAGCAGTTCGTAAAGTTCTTCTGTGGCGTCCTTGCGCGTTTCCTCGGCTTCTAAAAGCGGCTTTAAACGCACAAGTTCCGTCCGAAGATTGTTCAGCTCGTCAAACGGCTGTGTGTAGACCGGCGTCATATCTCGACCCCTTCCTCAACGGCTTCATCGGCAGAACGGTCGTTCACCGTATCGTCGATGGTTTCTTCCGTCGTCTGCTCTGCATAGTTCAAGCCGCCGCCCTGTTCCGCTTCCCAAATCTTGAAGATGTAGTCTTTCGACATATCAATGTCTTTAAGCGGATCGTTCGACAGGCCGGAACGCTCCAAAGCGATCTGCGGCGCAAGACCAAGCTGTTTCATATTCAAAGCGGCCTGGGTCTTGGTCAGGAGGTTCGATGTGCTGTTGCGGTCGATCTTCAACTCAAAATCGTCGATAGACAGGTCCATACCGACCCTCCGGCGCAAAATCTCAAGCACGATCTCGTCAAAGTAGCGGTTAGACTCATAGAACAGGTCCTCGGTGTTTCGGGCATCCGTATCGGCAGAAGCCCAACCGTTCCGAAGATAGACGGCAGAACCATTGTCCGATGTGCCGCCGCCGGTACGGTCGGAATACGGAACACCGCATTTGTCCATTATCTGTTCGTAAAGGTTGTCCAGGGTGGTTTGCGTCTGATCCTGGTTCAAGACCTCGGACATAATCTTGATGTCCGCTTTGTTTTCGCCGTTCGACTTCAGATTGACCATCCCGTACTGCCGGATGGTGTTCGCAGTAGTTCCCTGTTCAAATTCGCAGTTATAGGTGACGATAAGGCTCTGCACGAACTGTGAGATGGAATCAAGACGGTTGGACTCGACATCGTTGTATGCGTCCATAAGCGGAACAGCCGCTTCCGGCGCAGCCATACGGTTTTCGTTGTAGGCGTATTCCACCATCGGAATCTTCCCAATGACATTCGGCTCGACAGAAAGGATCTCAAAGGCGGTCGGAAGCCCCGTCACACGGTACGCGCTCACGGTCCGCGCCGTAGAACCACCGGCAAGACGCCAAACAACATCGTCAGTAAACACATCAATTCGGTATTTCCCGTTCACTTCGACCATATTGACGCCGAAAATGGGGCGATTACCGGGCTGTGTGGAATAAACGACGAACGCCTGACGCGGATCTAAAGCGTAAACGTGGAACGGTACATCCGTGCTGCCCGCACGGTCCGGCTCCACATACATCACGCCAAGGCCAACGGTATGGAACCAGTTGACTACCTGATTGTCGGCACGGTTTTTGCCGCCGACATACAGAAATTCGTTCAGACGATTGACCTTTTCGACGGTCTGATCGTCCGTTTTGCGGGAAATATAATAGGCGGGTTTGGTGAGGAAATAGCCGTTCTTGAAAACGACCACCTGATTGTAGGTATTGTTGACAACTTTGTGGTTGATCTCCGGGCGGACCTCTTTTTCACGCATCAGGATGGGCTGAAGCCCGCGACGATACCAAAAAAGATACTCTTCCTCGTTCATATTGACGCCGTGCCAGGCGATGGCGTCATTTACCACCTCAAAGATGTTATTTTCGTCCAAATAATCGACGGAAGAGAAAATCTTGCGCCGACCGCACAGCATTTCGGGCGCGATAACGGCTCCGGCATCGGTTGTTTCGAC